CTGGCCGATGCCGGGAGCCATGCCGCCAGCAACACCGCCGACAAGCGATGCGCCGGCCTGCATCAATGGATTGCCGCCAGCCTCACGCGATGCCCCGCCCGCCAAGCCAGCACCAGCGGCCGAGGTCAGTTGCTGCGTCGGGTTGGCCGCAAGTCCGGCCATGACGTTGCCGAGCATGCCAGGGAGCCTTGCGCCGGCCTGAGCCGCACCACCCATGCCGCCAGCACCAGCGACGAGGCGGGTTGCATCGCCGATCACGCGCTCATTGGCGTTTTCAGGCGAAGGAAGCCCGATGGTGTCGGCGAGTTGCGAAGCCATCGCCCCGAGAGGCCTAGTGCGCCCGGTCATTCCGGTTACCCGGTCCGTCAGGTAGCGCAGCGGCTCCGTGACAACCTGCGCCGTGTTCGCCAGCCCTTCCAGGCCGTAGCGAGCAGTGAGGCCGAGTTGACGCGGGATGTCGTTCAACGCAGAGCCGGCGCGAACGGCTGCAGGATCTGCGTCCGTTGCAACGTACCGCGACCACGGGCCATCGCCCGTTGCAGCCTCTTGGTATTTTTCCCAGGGAGCGGCCATTTACGTTCTCTCCCAGCTAGTCGGGTCAGCGGGATTCCCGCCCTTGAACTTGTAGCCGTCCTGCACCATCCCTTTCATGGGAATGGGAGGCTTGCTAGCAGGCTTTTCGCTCGAAGGCGAGGAAATGGCGTCAGGCATCGGAGCTGCCTTGTAGAGCGCGACATTCCCAGCCATCGCCGGGTCTTGGCTCATCGCGTTCATCTTGGCCTCGTGCTGCGCATACTTCCAGCGCCCGGTGCGCTCTGCCGCTTGGGCGAGTTGGCGGATTTCCGGTGCGGTCAAGTCGTCGATGCTGCCAGAGGTCGCCTTCTCTGCGAGCGCGCTTTCTTGGTTGGTGATAGCGCCCTGCCCGCTCATCTGCTTGCGGCCTTCCAGGGTCAGCTTTGCCATCTCCTGCACGGCTTGGCGGGTGTTGGCGATCTTCTCGGCATCGTCCTTTCCCTGCATGCCGAGCACGGAGGCGATCTGCAGGCCCTTGAGTCGCAGCGATGCGGTCGGACCGGTCAGAACCTTGTTGGAATCGAGCGCCTGCACCATGCGCTGAGCCGAGGCGACGGACTGGGTTGCGCTGTTGGCTGCGTCGGAGCTTTCCTTGAGCAATTCACCGGCCTTGCCGCCGATCGAGCTTGCCGTGGCCTGCCGACCGGCTGCGCTTGCCGCTTCGTTTTGAGAGGGTTCTGCAGCAAAGTTGCCTTGAGTGGCAGCGCCGCCACGACCGCCAAAGCCATTCACCGCGGAGCGAGTCATCACGGCAGACACGTAGTTTTTCGTCTCCGCGGGAAGCTTGCTGAAGTCGCCGCCGCTCTTGAGCCACATGTCGGTATTGCCAGGACCCCAGTTGTAGGCGATGGCCGCAAGCGTGTCGTTGCCGCCGTACCGTTCCTTCATCTTGCCTAGGTATTCCTGGCCAACGCGGGTGCGCTCTGCCTCCGAGCCATCGCGGGCAGGAGACACGCCGAAGCCGGGGCTGGTGTTCGTTCCCGGCATGACTTGCATCAAGCCCTGAGCGCCCTTCGGGGACACAGCGTTGGGGTTTCCGTTGCTCTCCGTCTGCATGACGGCATCGATCAGAGGATTGCCGGTGCGACCGCCGCCGTTTGCGCGAGCTGCTACGTTCGCTTCGGTCTGGTAGTCATATTGCTGCGTGGCAGGGTTCCACACCTTAATGGTCTTCTGGCTGGCCGCCGATTGGTTCTTTGCGTCCTCGCCGGCGCGGAAGGTCTCCAGCGCCCCCTGCGGAGCGCCCGAGACGAATGAGCCATCTGGATTCTTGCGCAGCATGTTGATGCGCCCATCGGACGAAGCGAACACGCCGTCTTGAATGCCGCCCTTGAAGTTGGGATCGTTCGTGTTGACGAGGTTGCCGTTGATGTTCTGCCAGTTCGGCTGAGCCAGCTTGGCAACGTCTGTCATGTCGATGCCGGCGAGTTTCAGCCGCGCGAGAGTGGCTGGCGAGAAGTCAGGGCCAGCACCAGCAGGCGCCATTCCGCCACCGCCGCCGACAGCCCCGCCGCCCATTGGGGCAGCGCCGCCACCACCAGCAGCCCATTGCGCGAGCATCGCTTGCTTTCGCTGGGCATCGGCCATCTGCGCTTGACGCATTTGGTTCTGAACTGCGTTTTCGTCGATCTGAGACTGCATCAGCTTGGCGCGCAGAGCGATCTGCTGATTGGCCGTGACATTGTTCATCGCGCCCGCCAGGCGCTGGCCGAAGCCGGTCTGGTTCGGGTCGGTCGTGGGGCCACCGGCCGCAAGCAGGCCAATGCCTAGCTGCGCGTCGGGTTGCTGCAAGAAATCAAGTATTCCGGCCATCATGCACCTCCAGCCGGAACGTAGCCTTGGGCTTGCGGCGGGATGTAGCCTTCCGTCTTGCTCGCATCCATCTTGCCGTAGAAGTTGTACGGGTCCTTGCCTCCGTAGGCGAAGTACTCGTTCATGTCGCGGTACTCCTTGGTGCCAGGCTGCGGCATCGGAGAGCCGTACTTGAAGGAGCCGTAGCTTCCATTCATGCCTGCCATCGGATCGATTCCATTCTGCCGCGCCTGATCCGCGGTCATGCCGACGCGCAGAAGCGAGTTGTACTGATCGAGCGGGTTTTGGCTCTGGACTTGCTGGACGAAGTCGCCTGCCGGCGCGGCTGCAGCGGGAGCAGGGTTCAGGTTCACCGGCGCTTGTTGTTGACGGCTGAGCATCGCCAGAAGGCCCTGCTGATTCTGCGCGGCAGCAGCCTGCCCGGCCTGATCCGCGCCATTGAAATTGAATGCTTGCGGGCGGGCGTTCGGGTTGCTGCGGTCAAAGCCGACTTGCTGCCCGCTCATCTGACCCAGCAGAGATGGAACGAGAGCGCCCATGTAGGCGGATTGGTTCGCTTGGTTCTGGTACGCCTGATTTTGCGCATCGCTGAACGGCTGGGCTGCATAGCGTTGCTGCAGGTTCTGGCCGGTCTGGAGGTTGTTCATGATCCACGGTTGCGCCGCGGCCCATGGTTCTTTGGTCTGGGTCTGCGTGCCAGCACCACCGTTGGTTTGGCTTCCGCCGCCACGGTTTGACATGGCGCTGCCGACAACGCCGATAGCGGCTCCTGCAACTGCCCCCCAAGTTTGCGCGACGAGACGGTGGCCGGCACAGCGGCGCATTTCAAACGATGGGATCATTTCGTCACCTCGATTTGCTTCATGGTTTCCCCCTGCAGCCGAAACTGCTCGTAGTCTTCAAAGGTGGGCGCGATCACCTCGGCCTCGATCTCGTCAAGGTTAGTGCTGTTCGTCAAGTGGATGGTTGTCCAGACGGCATCCGTGATCGCATAGACCGCGCGCTTGGTGCCCGGAGGCGAAACCATCGTGAGCGGCCCGGTCAGTTGCCGATCGCCCTCGGTTTCCGTCATCACGCACACGGTGCCCTGCGAAAGGATGTTCAGGTGCGCGTGCTTGTGGATCTTCCCGACGATCACCGTCCCAGCCGGTATGCGCATAGTTCGTGCGTATGCTCCAGGCGCAAAGACGTGCTGAAGCGGGCATTCGACTGGCTCCAACTCGCGCCCAACCGATTCCTGAAGCGCATACAGCTTCAGACGAATCCCGGAATTCTTGCCCTGCTGGACAATTGCATCCGCGATGGCGAGTTCTCGCTTGCCGTCCATGTCGCCGGCAGAGAACGGGACGATGCTCGTCATTGGTTGTTCGGGAAGCCGAGCGCGTCGTAGCCGGACGGCAGATACTGCGTGCCGGTGTTCGTCGCCGTGCCGTTCGTGGCTGCGTTGTTCTGCTGGTTCTGGCGGTTCCACCAGCCCATGGCCGACGAGCCCAACTGCGCACCGCCGAGAGCTGCAGTCCAAGGGCTGCTGGTCGTCCCAACAGTGCCGGTGGTGGTGCCGTAGCCCTGACCCATGCCGTTGGCTTGGTTCGAGAAGTTCGACCAGTAGTTGAGCGGCGTGTTCTGGATCGTGTTCGCGTTCGTCAGGTCGTTTGCGTTGTAGCCTGCCAGCGTGCCGAGCAGACCAACCCCGGTCTGGAGGTTGTTCATGTTCTGCGAGTACGCATCGTTGAACAGGTTCCGGTTGAAGCCCTGATCCCACTGGTAGTTGCCGATGTCCTGCGCTCGGTTCTGCATGTAAAGATTTTGCTGATTCTGGTAATCGGCTCCGCGCATGGTGCTGGAGATGTTGCCGAGAGAGTCCTGCAGGTTCTTCTGCGAGTTCTCGTTCATCTGCTGGACGCCTTCGTTTCCGAAGCTGCCAGACTTGACCATGGCCGAGTTGTAGGCTGGCTGGGCGGTCATGTTGTAGTTGCGAACTACGTCACCCTGCGCCTTGTCGATGTTCTGCTGCAGGTAGGGATTGCCCGAGCCAAGATATGGGTTCGCTTGACCTGCGAAGGGGTTCTGATAGCCGTCAGCCATGTTTTCTCCAGCGCCTCGCGGCGTTAGGTTTCAATTTCCAGTTAGCACGCGGCAGGGAAGCAGCGTTCCCGGCGTCCCGCCTACGGTCGCGATCCACCCGATTACGACGAACTTCGAGCCAGCCGTTCCAGCCTCTACCGGCGCGCTGTTGCGGATGAAATCGCCTTGCGCGTAGGTGCCGGTCGTAGGTACTGCCGCAGCCACGAGGTCCGACCCATTCAGCCGGCCATCCCCAATGGCGTTCACCTTCTGCGCGATGTTCCGAAACAGCCGCGACAGCGTGAAATTCAGGTTCCCCGCATAGGGCGAATCCGGGTTCAGCGGCAGTTGCGGGTTCTCTTCGAGCCTCATCGCATCCCCACCTTGACGGGCTTCGCGTCGAATGCGGCTTCTTTGTGGTCGCCCGTGAAGTCAAACCGGAGCCGATGGAAGCGCCCCGACTGCCGCAGATCGAACTTGCCGTCGTTGATCGAGTTCGTCGGGCCGGTCGTGAGGTTGTCGCCCTCATTCATCTTGTAGTACCCGGTCGCGCTCGCGGTCGTCGGTGTCTGCAGGAACCGCACCCGCGCCCGCTCGATCATGGTCACAGCGTCGTCGTCGCCCATGTCCCCGGTCACGAAGCTGGACGCTCCCGTGGTTCCCGTAAGGGTCACGAGTTGGTGCGAGGCGTTGTTGTAGAATGGCGCGTCACCCCCCGAGATCCAATAC